GGTAGAGTCCTTGGAGATTTCTTGTTTGACGAAAAAAGACTTACAGAAATTATGATCGAAGAAAATCATGCAGTACCGTATTTCGGCGGCAGTAAAGACGAGACACAGGCCGCACACATGGCAAATAGAGAAATTCTTTTAGAAAAGGGTTTGGTAACTCTTGGGGAATTATAATTATAAATAGTCATAAAAGAGGACTGTTATGCCTGCTATCACATCTCGCACAGCGTTTAAATCATATTGTCAAAGAAAACTAGGGTCTCCCGTCATACAAATAAATGTGTCGGACGATCAAATCGAAGATAGAATTGACGATGCCTTAGAGTATTATCAAGACTATCACTTCGATGCGGTAGAAGATACATATTTTCCTTACAAAATACTTGCAGCTGATATCACAAACAAATACATCACAGTCGATCAAAGTATTATCGGAATTAAACAGGTAATCCCATTCTATCAAAAAAATAGTTTTTCTACAAATATGTTCGATGTCAAGTATCAACTATTTTTAAATGATGTTTATAATCTATCTAGTGCTGAAATGTTGACGTATGAGATAACACAAAGTCATTTACAGATGGTCAATAATATCATTCATGGAACTGTTCCTATCAGATATCAAAGACATATGAATAGATTATTTGTAGATGCAGATTGGGGATTTGATCTGTTAGAGGATGAATATATCATTATAGAATGTACAAAAATAATTGATCCGGATGTATATACAGATGTGTGGAATGATAGGTGGCTGAAAAGATATGCAACTGCGTTGATTAAAAAACAATGGGGTGAGAATTTGGCCAAGTTTGAAGGTGTTGCTCTGCCAGGCGGTGTAACTTTTAATGGGGCAAATATTTTACAAGAAGCGAAAGAAGAAATTCAAATTCTTGAAGAGCAAATGTCTCTCAGCTACGAATTGCCTGTTGATATAATGATAGGATAAGGCAGATGGTAACTAATTCTTATATCAATACAACCACATACACGCAAGAACAAGATTTGATAGGAAGTCTTGTCATAGAATCTATTCAAATGCACGGCCAAGACTTTACATACATTCCCAGAGATATAGTAAAAGAAGATACCATATTCAACGAAGCAATATCTTCTTTCACTAATACTCACTCTATAGAAATGCATATAGAAAGCGTCGATGGATTTGAAGGCGAGGGTGATATGTTAACTCAATTCGGATTGACGGTACAAGATCAAATAGTTACGATAGTATCAAAATCTAGGTTTTTGGCAGAAGTCGGATTTGAAAGACCAAAGGTTGGCGATTTGATATATTTGCCATTAGTAGACAAAGCATTTGAAATAAAATTTGTGGAAGATGAAATACCCTTCTATCAATTAGGAAAAATGCATGTATATCAATTGACATCCGAATTGTTTGAGTACTCCCATGAAACGATAAACACGGGCGTAGTAGAAATAGACAACAATTTCTCTGCAGCCGGATTGGTTGATGATACAATAGATAACCAACCAGATGCGGATACTGGACTGATACCACTTTCGACTACAACAACAGATGGCGTGATAGATTTCACAGTCACAAATCCTTTCAGTGAGGACTACTAAATGTTAGGAAATCCGCACTTTTATAGGGGAACAATTAGAAATTATGTGATTGCATTTGGTTCTATGTTCAACGATGTACAAATAAAACATACTAATTCAGCTGGAGCAGTTTTGAAAACTATTGATGTTCCATTAGCGTATGGTCCAACAGAAAAATATTTATCCAGAATTAACAAGGTCGATGAAAACGGTAACGCTGCCATAACATTGCCCAGAATGTCTTTTCAAATTGGAGGATTTGTATACTCACCAGATAGAAAATTATCAAAGGTTGGAAAGATAACAAGACAAAACCATTCAACGGATATCAATAAAAAGACTGTTGTATATAATCCAGTTCCGTATGATATTTCTTTTACTCTTTCTATAATGACAAAAAATGCAGATGATGCAACACAAATAGTAGAGCAGATATTGCCATATTTTACGCCATCTTTTATAATACCCGTAAAAGAAGTAAACGAAATGGGAATTATAAGAGATACACCATTGACATTAAATTCTGTCGATTATCAAGATGAATATGAAGGCGATTTTATGACAAGAAGATCTTTAGTCTGGTCGATGGAATTTACTATGCAAGGGTTTTTATATGGACTCCCAAGAGAACAAAAGTTAATCAGGACAGCTGTGACCAATACCAAAAAATTAGATACAACCGAGCAGTTTACAAAAAATACAATTACCACAGACCCTGCGGCCGCTGAAGAGAATGGTTCTTGGAATTTTGTGAATACATTTGACGAAGATTTTGGAGATGAATAATGAAAGAATTTAATAATGAGCATTTGGGTAAATTTTTGGACATAGAAAATGATATGGAATCTGCCAAAATAGAAATAATGGATGATGAAGAATCTAAAGAAATTGTTCGGGGCGATGAGATATTAGATGATTACGCACTAAGACGAAAGACCTTACATAATCTTGTAGACACCGGGCAAGAGGCTTTAACTCATATGATGTTAGTTGCTAAAGAAAGCGACCACCCAAGAGCATTTGAAGTAGTGGGGCAGTTAATGAAAACCACATCAGATATGGTTGCAGATCTTACCAAACTACAAATTGAAATGAACAAAATAGAATCTGAAAAAGGCGGTTCAAGTAAAGTAGTTAATAATAATTCGGTGTTTGTAGGAAACACTAATGAATTACTTGAAATGTTAAAGGGCAAAAATAGAGAATGAGTGACATTTATAATAATAATCCGAGGCTCAAATCTTCGGGCGTTGAAATACAATGGACAGAAGAACAGGCAAAAGAATATGTAAAATGTATGGAAGACCCTATATATTTTATTAAAACATATGTTAAAATTGTTAACCTAGACCAAGGCCTTATCAATTTTGAGTTATACCCATTTCAAGAAAAAATGGTAAATAGTTTTTATGAAAACCGTTTCACTATTTGTAAGATTGGACGACAGTCTGGAAAATCTATTACATGTATTGCATTTTTTCTACATTATTTAATTTTCACTAAAGATGTTTCGGTCGCTCTACTCGCTAACAAACTTGCAACTGCCAGAGAATTACTAGGAAGGTTGCAGATGGCTTATGAACATTTGCCCCACTGGTTACAACAGGGTGTTGAAGTTTGGAATAAGGGTAGTATCGAATTAGAAAATGGTTCAAAGATTATGGCAGCTGCTACATCATCATCTGCTATTCGTGGTGGATCATTTAATGTTCTATTCCTAGACGAATTTGCGTTTGTTCCTATAGAACTCGCAGAGGAATTTTTCAATTCAGTATATCCGACAATTTCATCAGGACAATCTACAAAAGTAATTATTGTATCAACCCCACAGGGAATGAATCACTTTTACAAATTATGGACGGACGCAGAAGAAGGCAGAAATTCTTACGTTCCTATCGAAGTCCATTGGTCAGAGTTGCCAGGCCGAGATGAAAAATGGAAAGCGATGACCATTAAAAATACCAGCGCAGAACAATTTCGCCAAGAATTTGACACAGAATTTCTTGGAAGTACAAACACCCTCATAAACGTGACAAAATTAAAAAATATGCCATATAAAACTCCAAGGCAGAGTTTGGAAAATGGGTCATTAAAAGTATACGAGAGGCCCAAAAAAGATCATTTATACTTTATGACGATAGATGTGTCAAGAGGGAAAGGACAGGATTATTCTGCTTTTTCGGTTTTTGACTGCACAGATATTCCATACAAACAGGTAGCCGTATTCAAATCTAATGAAATACCGCCAATGATATATCCAACAATTATTAACAAAATATCAAATTCTTATAACGAAGCACTAATATTAGTCGAAATTAATGATGTTGGTCAACAGGTAAGTGACATTTTATATCACGATCTGGAAAATACAAATCTAATAAGTATTACGAGCGATACCAGAAAAGGACAGAGTATTAGTTCTGGATTTGGGTCCAATAGTAACACATTAGGAATTAGGACAACAAAAGCAACTAAAAAAATAGGTTGCATGAATATGAAAAGTCTTATAGAAGAAGATAAATTATATATCAGAGATTATGACACAATAAATGAATTGACTACATTCGTACAAAAAGGTCCAAAATACGAAGCCGAGAGGGGAAGGCACGATGATTTAGTCGATACTCTTATATTATTTTCTTGGATGACTACAGATCCATACTTTAAATCTATGTGTGATATTGATACTAGAAAAGAGATTTATGATGAAAGAATGAGACATTTAGAAGAAAATATGTTGCCGTTTGGGTTTGTATCAAATGGATTCGATGATGAAAGTTTTGTAGATGATAGTGGCGATTTATGGACGGTACAACCGGATGATTCTACTATAAGATTTTGAGTTTAAGTGACTTTGTAGTTTTTATAAATAAATACAAAATACTATTAAAATAAATCAAAGGAGATTAAAAAATGGCATTCCAAGTTAGCCCCGGCGTTAATATTTCAGAAATAGATGCGTCTACCAGTGTTCCAGCTGTAATCACGAATGTTGGTGCCCTTGTCGGTAGATTCGCCAAAGGCCCAGTCAGCGAAGTAGTCGAAATTTCAAGCGAAGAACAACTCTTGAATATTTTCGGATCGCCCGATGACACTAATTACAAATCGTGGTTTACTGCCGCGAACTTTTTGTCGTATAGCAATTCATTAAAAGTCGTAAGAGTTGTTGCCGATATCGATGGACAAGACAAAGCAAGAAATGCATTGTCGGGTAAAGTAACCGCCGCTGCAGCTGTTGCAAGTACTCAAACATTTACTGGTCAAGATGAAGATGTGACCACTTTGTATGGTTCGTCGAGACAAGAATTTAAAATCGACACAACTGAAGCTAGAGGAACAGAATATAATTTACATACAGGGATTGAAGAAGTTTTGGGTGATGCGGCGCCGCAATTTCTAATGCCAAGATCTAGTACTGCGATTGCTTCATCTGTTACTTTGGTAGCTCCTGCTGCTGCAGCAGCTGGNGANNATGCAATNAGAAAANTCTTGTCTAGTGACGTTTCGGTTTTCATGGGTAATTCCACAGTAACGGATACTGCTAATTTAGGTCTTATACCAGCAAATAGATATTCTCTAAGTGACAACTTGGACGGATCTGGTGTATTTCTAGGTTCTCAAATAGACTTTACTAACAACTTAGGTCAAAGAACATCTGCTGGTCCATATTTCATATATCATGGCGGATCGACAGGCCAAAGATTAGTTACTTCGGGTACTGAAGCAACAGATATGACAGCAGGATTTACTTATCCTCTATATACCAGACAATCAACTTCTAATCTAGCAGATTCTGGAATTTATGGTGGCGATGGTGCTTCACATGTGCATTATTCGACAACATATGGTGGTGCTGCTAGTGCCGCATCAGGCACCGCAATGACAATTGCAGCAACACATGGTCTTATTAAGGGCGATGTAGTAGTTTATCACAGCAACGAAGTTGTTTCGGGTGCGGCGGTATCTGAAGTTGGACTGAAACCACATACTACTTATTTTGTTGCTTCTGTTAGTGGTGCTGATATAGAATTGTCAGAGACATATAATTATTCGACAGAGACAGCAGGATCAGCGATATCTCTTAGTGCTATTAGTTCTTATACTCATGCTCTCTATCAAGCATTTTATATGCCAAGTTCTAATACTGCAATGAATCATTCAAAATCAACAGCACCTGTTGAGCCTGGCATGATGCCATATCTTGGTGTAGTTGATACAGTGACCATTGTAGTCGCGCATCAGTCAACCTTTACATTGAATAATGCTCCTGGCGCTGCGGCAGTAAGTGGCAACTTGATTGGATCTATTCAAGCAGGAAATCCAGATGACGTTGATGGTACTACCGACAGCGATACAACACACGGCGTTACAGATTATTCGGTTACTGCTAACAGTACTACTATCACATATACTTCTAATTTGCCAAGAACTATGCAAACAGAAGTTGTTACAGTACCAAGGCAGAAAACATTTAAACTGCAAACTCCTGTCGATATTGTTAATGGACAAACTATTGCAGTTACAATTGGTGGCGTTGTTGCAAACTCCGGTACTGAATTGGGAGAATACGTTCTTTCTAGTGATGGTGCAAATCTGACCTTCGGCGGTGCCGTTTCCAATGCCAATTTCAAACCCAAAACCGCAGACACAGTAGTTGTTACAGTCAGCAGTAAATTGTCAAATAGTTTCACTTATGATTCTGCTCAAGTATTGATGAAAAATTCAGATACGTTTGATGATTCTAATTTGTTTGCAAGTGCTTCGGCTGGTATGAATTTGACAGGACATGAATTTGTTGCAAGATCGCCAGGAAATTGGGCTAACGATCTGCATGTGTATTTGATAGATGAATCTTCTTACGATACATTTGTTGCTGAAGAACCATCTATCGCTTCTGGATTGTCTGGCAAACCAAGAGCAAATGATGGAACAGTAGACCCAGCTGAAACACAAATTGATAAATCAGAAACAATAAGTCAAGGACTCAGTTTGATTGTAACACAAGTAAATTCCGATGGACTTGTAACGACCGTAGAAATTTTAGAAAACTTGTCTAAAGCAGGAAA